TCCAAGTATTTGAAACATCTTCTGGAACTTCTTCTAGCACGGTTGTTTCGAAGTTGTCGAATGCTTCTTTATACTTTGAACTTGACTGTAACGCATGTGCCGTTTTCTTTACGGTCTCTATTCTTTCATTGACTATATCCATGTATTGAGCTAAACCTTCTGCCATTACACTAGAGCGATTCATGTATGTTTTAAATTTGCGTAGGTTATTAAGCTCTTCTGATAGTCCTGAAATATATTTTCCAAAGTCATCATATGGTTTTCCGCCTTCAGCAACGTGTCTTGCCATTGCTCTTGCACCATTTAAGTGTCTGTAAGGATATTTAAATCTTTCTCCTTCTGCACTTTCAATGTATATACCAGCAATATCTCTTGTGCGTCCTGCTGGTTGTTCATGATTGATTGGCTGTGTGTGCTTCACAATCATTTTAGCTGAACCAATATCTTGGAAACTGGTTCTGCTTGTTCCGTATAGTTTAGATTCGCTCATCTGTTTCTCCGTGCTTAGATATTCATAGTCTCTTTTGTCTAAATTTGACTTTGTAATATTTCTTGTATCAAAGTTAAGCATACGCTTCTTAGCAAACTGTCTTAATTCTTTCAAAAATTCAAACCAATTTTGTTTGGAACTTTCGTCTTGTTCATCAAACAGTTTGTCGCTATACATAACTGTAAGTGATTTGTCATCAAGATTTACGCTTACCTTTTTACCATTTGCATAATCAAATTCAAAAAACCTAGCATCATTAGGTCTATTAGTTATAGTAGCAGAATCGTCTCCTACTGTAATAGAAGGATATCTACCCCTAATCTTATTAAAAAGTTCTTTTGCTACTGTGTCAAGGTTTTTCATATTAATATTTATCCTAAACCGCCTGTTACGTATATAGGCATAGGTGGTTGTATAGGATCATCTCCTTCTGCTTGTGTAAATGTGTTGTAAATGCGTGGATCCCAGTCTTTTAATACACTCATCATTCTTATTGATAGCAACGTAGCACTGATCAAATCGTCTGTTTGTCCTACTTTTGCTTTATAACTTGTGCCTGTTGCTACAAAATTTTTAAGTTCTGTTATAAGGGCTTTGCTGTTTAAATGTAGTTGATTGTTTTCAACCATTGTTTTCATTCTTGAACAAGCACTAATCTTTGTTTGGTGTGTAGTATTAAATCCTTTTCTAAATTTACGCACATGACCTTTTCGCATAGGTTCACTTATAAAAAGTCCTGGAATATTTTCCTCACCGAAATCATTTATGACAATCAGAGCCGCTTCACCTATAGCATTATTTTCTACACTCCAATAAATGTTATTTGCATTTCCTGTGTTTTCCTGAATATATTTACAAATATCTTTTAGTATTCTTATCTGAGCAGGAATGGGAGTTTCATTGTGTCTCCATTCTGCTACCTGTTTGTATGTCGGTATTTCAAATACCTGAATGGCCGCATAATCGCCTCCTGTACCCATACTAGGATCTAATGCAACAACATAGTTTTCTGTGCTTTTTGGTTTGCTATACCAACGTGTTTGCCCCATGTTCATTTGAGGATCATTTCCTTCTAAGCTAGAAAGTTTAATGGCATTAATAAGTGTTTCATCGTAAACAAGGAATTCACAACCATACTCACGTCTAAATCTTTCTTCACCGATTCTACCTAATTCTGCTTCTTTCCATTTTTCATCCCTATCAGGATGTTCGTCCCATTTTGCTGTAAAACCATGAAAGCCATTTATACCCACACTTTGTTCATTACCATTTGCATCAAATTTATTTTGACTTTCTTTCCATATCACTGCAAATGTATCTTCGTCTGAGTTAGGTGTTGATGTAATAATTGCTCTACCACCTGTAGCAAGTGTAGGAGATATCGAAGTCCAAAATTCATCTGCTATAGTTGGTGCCACAAAAGCAAACTCATCGCAATATAATAAAGAAATAGACATACCTCTACCAGTGTTTCCTGTAGTTGTAGCACTAACAATACGAGATCCGTTTTCAAACTCCATTGATCCTTTGTTATAGTTTACAACGCCAGCTCTAATAAAGTCTGGACATAGTTCATAACCGTATCTTACTCGTTGCATTATTTCTTGAGCACCTGTATACTTGTGAGCGGCAATTAGTATTGTTTGATCTGGATGAAACATAGCATACCATAAAAGATATCCTGCGGCAGTAGTTGTCTTACCGCTTTGTCTAGGTAACATGTTTATATTGAATCTATGATTATGATAACTTTCTAAAAGACGTTCTTGATAATCAAAAGGCTCAAATAACATCTTTCCTTCAACAGGATGCTGTATGTTAAAAAAGTGATTACAGAAATATAAGTATCCGGTATCTGGATCAGCACACGCTTTTAGATCAGCTATTTGCTGTTCAGTGAAAGATTCACGTGTGTTTGCTTTTTTGGTTAATACACCGTCTAAACTCTTGCTCATATGATTATTTAACCAAAAAAATAGGCTCCGAAGAGCCTATTTGAATCTGGGGGGATTACTTGTATTCTTTGTATAAAGAAGATAATTCTTCTTTGATTCTATCTGCAAGTGCCATAGGATTATCTCCTCCAGCTACTTTTGGATATGATTTTTTGGATTTGTTTAAATCGTTTGTTGGAGGATTAATTACATCTGATGCTGGACGATATTGCTCGTCTGGTGAATTTGCATAATCACCTTCTGCCTCCATGTCGTCAACCATTGAAGAACCTGCCATTGCACCAGCCGCCTTAGGTAACTGACTACCAACTGCACCACCTAATGCTCCGCCAACTGCCGCTCCTGCTGGACCACCTAATGCTCCACCAATAGCTGTGCCAGCCTTCATGCCTGCGCCTGCTCCGGCCTTAGATGCTACACCGCCAGTTGCTTTATCGAGTGCATCTGCCGCCACTGCTCCTCCAGTACCTGCTAATGCTTTACCAACTACACCAGCTTTAAGATCCATGTCTCCTGGTACATCATCTTTGCCTGGAATCTTAGGATCATCATTGGCCGCACCTGGTATTGGCATTGGATCACCACATGATGGTTTGTCTACAATGCTTCTAAATTTATCAATGTCTTTTCTCATTGGCATTGGCATATCAGCCGCTACTGGTTTTGGATCCATTCCTGCATTACGCATCATTGCCATAAGTTGTCCAACTTGTCCGGCATCGTCTGCTGTCATTGAAATATTCATTGACGCTGACTCATTAATTTTTTGTTTTTTTGATTTTTCTTCAGTCTCGATATTTGTCATCTGCTGAATCATATCTTTCATATTCATATTACTTACTCCCTATAGGTGATGTTGTTCCTATTTTATCGCTGATATCTTTTGTATCACCGGGCTTGATATCGCCAATTGGATCATTTTCTCTTTCGTTTCTAGAGCTTTCTAATTCTTTTAGAAGTTCCATAACACGATTTGATCCTACATGATCTTGAGCCTTAGGATCAGCTTGTTCCATCTCCTCTGTTTCTAATTTGGAAACGTAAGGAGTCTCTTCGGTATCTTCCTGATAAGCCATACCAGGATCAGATGCTGTTCTAACAATAACGGAAGCTGAATCACACTCGCAACATTGTGCAATATATTCGTGTAAAACTTGCGGAGTTGTAGGATAGTTTAATCCAACATCCCAGTATGTTACTTCACAATTTTGTAATTGTGGAAAGTCTAATGGACGTTCTTGAATTGGTGTTTTCTTTCCTGAACCCATTGATGCAACACTATATCTTTGTAAACACTTTTCTAGTTCATCGGCGAAACCTTCAGGCAGTTCACCTGCTACTCCTACAGAAAATTCGTATATTTTTTTAGCTTCATTTAAATATTTTTCAAACATAATCCCGTCCTTAATATTATTTATCCATATTCTTTAGTTTTTCAAGCAAACTATTACGGTCTGTTACTATATATCCCTCTCCTTGAACGATATTTCCTTCATCAACTTTTCCGTCTTTGTCTAGTTTCTCTTTCTTAAGTTGCAATTCAACCATTTTAAGTTTTTTATCTAGTTTCGCAACCTTGGCATCTAATCCAGTTTTGAGCATACTACCTGCAACTTCAAACACTCTGCCACTGTATCTTGATTCAACATTCATACCCAAATCCATTAGATCTTCATATGCATTCATGGCCTTGTCAGCAACTTCATTCAATTCTTTATCTGCCATTTCTCCTAAACCTTTGACGGCTGGTAATGCACTGGCAATTTTGTCCATTTCTGCAATATCACGTAAAGTATCATTTTGTTGTGAAACTACATCTTGTTTTGCTTTTTCCTGTTCTTGTTTAATAATCTCTTTTGAATCAGGTAAGTCTAGAAGTTCTTCCAATTTTTTCATTTAACTATCCATTAACTGCTAATATTATTTATCGCCTGCCCTGATGGAACATGTCCTTTTCTGTGATAACTCTGAATTTGATTCCTTTACTTTTGGCAAATGCGTTTGCGGCCTCCCATTTTGCCATGTTCATAACATAAGCGGCTTGATTATGCTTATTTTTTCCTAATGATTCTTTGAATGCTTGACTGTCTGGTTTTATTTCTATTAATTCTACCATATTTTTACCTTTTTTATCTTTATATTGTATAAAAAAGTCTGGTACGTATATTGTATGTCTACCGGTCAACGGATTTTTATAGGGGATTTTTACTGCCTCACTTGCCCATGTTTGAACAGCAGGATTTTCATCACAGAAACGCATAAAAGCGAACTCCCAACTTGATCTGTATGTTGGAGTTTTACGTCCTACATATTTGTCTGGATGTTTTAGATTGTATTTTCCTTGGGCCCATTTTGACATGGTTTATCCCATAATGTTTCGTGATTCTAGCGGGGAAGTTTCGTCTTTTACTCTAAAGCCAAGTGTGCTGATTTTTTGTCTGTTAAAATTTAACACTTGTGCTACTGCATAACTTAATTGTATTTTATCCATTGTTTTTAATGTATCTAAAATTTCAAAAACTTTTATTCCATCTATTTTTGCTTGTTGTAAAATTATTGATCCTGTGGACTGAGCCGCCACTTTGTCAAAACCTTTTCCTTCTAAGAATCCAATTACTGCATCTACGTCATTGCTTGGAAATTCTAATTGATAACCATAAAAAGAATTGAAATATCTTTTGGTTTTATCTGCATTATCTGTTGCTTGTTTTTTTGGTAAATTTACTTGGCTCATTTTAAGGTCCTATGTAATCGTTTGAACTAAAATCAGGTCCACTATTTGCATTGGCATCTGAACTTGATGTGCTACTTGTTGAAGCACCACTACTTCCACTGTTAGCTAATAAACTTGCACCGCCTACTGCCAGTCCTGCTGTTAGTAATGTACCTAGGCCACCGCCTCCTCCACCACCTTTTGGAAATGCAACATTGGCCACACCACTTACATCAACACCGGTAGTTCTACCTATGGCTCCGATTGCACCGCTTAACAACTCACCTCCTATGCCAGATGAAGTTAATCCTCTTGCATTTTGTAATGTGTTTGCCGCTTTTAGAACTGTACCAAAACTCACATTACCGCCTTGGATGTCTGCCAACACAGCGCCACCACCTGATATAACTCCACCAACACCTAACAAACTAGCGGCTCCACCACCTGCTAATGAATTAGGACTAGGTGTTTTATCATAATGTTCAACGCCAAATCCTTTTGGTTCACTGCTGATTGGTCCTCTACTGTAATGTACAGTTTCATATTCTAATGACATAACATTTTGCACAGGTTCACTGGCTGAATTATCCATTGTATCATGTTGCCATTGTGCAATTATTGGATTTACCAATGTAAAAGCTGTATATCTTTTTCTTGACATTTGGTAAACTGTGATACTGTTAAAAAAAGGTGCAAAGCTATCGTTATCTAAACCGTATCTATACTGTCTAGCACCAAATATACTTCCTCTATTGTATTGTTTATACTCTCTAATAGTAGGATCTGGAGAACCTGCTGGTTGAGTCTTAGTATAGTTACCATCTCTATAGTAGTATCTATAGTATGCTTCCCACATTGCCGTTGTAACACCAAAGGAATCATCATGAAAAATAATCTGTACTGGATTGTAATCTATTCTTTTTTGTATTACACGTTTTCTATTGTACTGATGCTTCACATCTGTTTGAACATTGAAAGCAGGTAATTGAACAGATTTTACAAGCATGTTAAGTTCATTTGTGTGCTTTTGTGATAGTTGTGGTATTATACTTGATGCTTGTGAATTAATATTAAAACTTACATGATATAGAAATTTAACTTTAGGAGATAACCTGTGACTATCATCAACGTATAATCTTCCAGCGTGAGCATAATCCGCCAGGTTACCTTTTGGGTTAAGAGACCCAGATACTACATTGTCTAAAAATCCATTCAAGAAGCTCATACTAATATTTATCCTATGTAATTAAGTGGGTATATAATAAGGTCATAAAAAAAGGGCCCTTAGGCCCTTAATTTATCGGTTGGAAATATTACGTTGAACCGCCGCCAGTAATGGCAGTGTTAATTGTACGTCCAATAGCTGTTCCTACTCCTGTACCTTGTGGAGTCTGTATAGCATTATCGTATCTAATGTTTAATGTTACAGTAACAGGATTTGATTCAGCATAGTTTAATGTGTTATAGTTTGCACTTTCAACATAGCAACCATAAAGTTCAAATGTTTCAAGTACTGACGGAGCGTTTGCTCCATTACCACCATCAAGTATTTCAATTCTTGTTACGAATTTGTAATCACTTCCTGATGCCGCACTTGACATTTCAAAGAAATCAAATTGTTTCTGTAGTTGTTCACCAACAAGTTTTTGTACGTTGTTGCTAACATCTTCACGCAAGTTAAGTGTAATAGGCTCCCAAGTATGTTTTCCTGCAAGGAAAACTTTTGAGTTATAAATGTCAACTGTCATTTGTTCGAACGATACGTTCGGTCTAGTTACATCCATTACCTGCTTGGTTAGTTCTGTAGTTGGACTTGATACTCCGAAATTTTCTAACGATACCCTAAAACGGTATGATAGTTTGGGCATTAACAGTCCTTGATTTGATGCACTCGCATTGCTATCTAAAGGTACTGTCAATTTTGAAAGTGTTGATATTGCCATCTATATGCTCCTATTACTTTTATTTATCCGTTTAGAGTCCTGCTATTTCTCCAGTATTTTTAAGCCTTAATGGAATGTAAATGAATTCCACTGCTTTTACTGGTTCTATTGCAATGTCCAAATAAAGTTCGTTTCTATCAATTCTAGCTGGAGTGTTATTTGACTCATCACAAACTACTAAGAAGTCATATAAAGCTCTTTGTGAAACAAGTTCAAGCATCAAGCTATCTGTTTGAGCCTTGATTTCATCACGTGTGATTTTATCATTTGGTTCAAAGATATATGGTTTCGCTAGTTTCTTAAGTTGTGATCTTAAGTAAATTACCAATCTAGCTACGTTAATTCTGTCTAACGCACTTGCATTTCTGGCTCTTGTTTTTTGGCCAAAGTTTACAAGTCCTGCGCCTGTCAAGAATGTAATTGGGTTTACGTTCAACGCATACAAAGTATCACGCTGTCCTTCGTTAAGTGCGATTGATTTAAACTCTCCTTCTGCGTCTACAAAACCTGCCGCACTAGCATTTGTAATGCCACCACGTCTCGTTCCTGCTGGTGCAAACCATGGAAACGATACTTGGTCACTTAATGCTAATGTTCTAAGCATACCGTGACTTGGCGGTACAACTACGTTGTTACCTGCATTGTCACTTGTAAACAAGCTAGGATAAAATACACCTAAGTATTCATCTCTGCTTACCAATCCGCTATCATTGTCCTCAACTGCTAACGCAACGTTGTTGCCCCAGTTGTTTAATGTTGTAGCATCTGACTTCAATCTTACCGGAGAGTCGCCAACGATAAATGCTGTCAATCCTCTATCATTGTTTAATGCAATCATTTCACCAATTAGTTCTGGATAACCTGGACATGCCATTACGTTGAATAGTCTTGATTCATCGTCTCTAATTTCTTGGTTACTGTTAACCATTGCCTGTAGAGCTTGAATGATTACTTTTCTTTGTGCTTTACGTCCAAAGCTACCTGCACCATCTGGTTGATTAGCTGATTCAGTTACCCATCTGTGTGGATAGTATGTTGCCATACTTACGTCACCCATTCTGATGTTTTTCTGTGTAACGTCTATATAGTTTCTTCTGAATTTCTTAACATTGAATCCGCTTCTACGTAAGTTCCATAGTAACATACCTTTTGGATATAATGCTGGATCTGGAGCGTCTGTATCTAAGAAGTCACTTACAAGTAATTCTTTAATAGTACCTGTTGGAGCTTCTGTAGCCGTTCCGCCACTTGTACCAAATCTTGCATCAGCAAAAAGTATACCATCTTCTGTTGTTTGATCGCTTTCATCTAAAGCTAACCATTTCTGAAGATCAGCATTGTACTTGTGTACTTGTGGATATGTTTCTAAGTCAGCAGTTGATACCCAAATATCACCTGTTACTAATGGTGTTGTATCTGATTGCTGAGTAGGTTCTGTAGCACTTACAATTGGTCCATTTGGATCAGCGTCACTGTATACGTTAGCATAACCTTTCCAAGTTTGACCGTCGTGTACAAGAATATCTACTTCATCAACAATTGAACTATACCATAGTCTATTGTCTGCTGTTAGAGCCATAGGAGCGTTTGCTCCTGCTGTGTAAGTTAAGATTTTCCAGTTTGATGCATGGAAGTCGTACGCTGTATCTCCTGCTGGAGCAGTGTACAAGTTCGCTGTACCTAATTTAGTAGAATAATTGTATGCACTAAATCCGATTGCCGCTAATGCTCCGCCAGTGTCTTTAATTCTAATTTCACCACCGTCGTTATGCTCAATTACTACTCTATTACTTGCATCTACACTTGCAACTATGTTTGTGAATCCGCCTGCGTTAATGGCATCAGCAATAGTATCAGCATCACTAGCCGCTCCTGCCGCCGTTACACTGATAACTTGTCCGCTATTTAATGCAGATTGTCCAACAATACTTTCAGCTAAAGTAAATGCATAAGTGCCTGAACTTAAAGAACTTGCAGTCACTGCCGAAGATGTAATTTTAGTTGATCCACTTGCATTTCTTGTGAACAATGTAAAGTCTAGTTCTTCGTTTTCAGCAAGTGTTGTGTGTACTTGGATATAGATTTGCTCAAGTGCTAGATTAATTCCACCACCTGATTTATCTAAGTTGAATAATGCCTCATTATGTGTTTTGTATAATGGTGCTGATTTATCAACCCAAAGTTTAGTTGTTTCATTCCATTCTTTAACTTTATAGTTAGCACCAAGATTTGCATCTGTAGTCTTTAACCATACAGATCCAGTTGGTCTTGATTTTGTATCTGCTGTCTTAAAGCCTGGCACTTGTGTATGTGGTGCAATTTCTAAAGCAGGTGCATAATAAGTTCCTGCTGTAATACCTAAGTCAGCAAGTAATGTACCTGTGTTTCCTGCACTAATAACAATAGCACCATCATCATCTGTTGAACCGTCTGTAGTTGATGAACCATCACTGTAAATATTGATCTTTCCATCAATTACTGCGGATGAAACACCAGTAATACCTGCATTGTCAATAGCAGTTTCCATTGCTTGAACAGTTGTGCCAGATAATGATACAGTAGTACCATTTATAATGATAGTTTGTCCGTTTGTTAAAGTTGGGTTTGCCGCTGTGCCTGTAATTGTTGGCCAACTCTTAACCCAATCAGCTGTTCCTACTTTTACCCATGTTCCGCTTTTGTTTTTGTAGAACACTTTGTTTAAAGTTGTTGTTGTTACTACAGCATAGTCACCAATTGCTCCAACTGAGCCTTTTGGATTTCCTGTGTTTGATTCTCCTACAAGCTGTGTTTTGGAAGTAATAACGATTGGAACTTTATTAGTAAATGACTGACCACCAGTTACAGTTGCTGGATTACCGTTCCATTCAAATATTCCGTATTTTGTTAAAGCTGTATCAAACCAATATGTACCATCTGCTGGTGCCGCCATAGGTGCTGATGCACTTGGCTCAACTTCAGCAAGGTCAATGTCTGCTCTAGTTACAAACGCTCTGTTGCTTACACCTAGATATGAGTATGCCGCTTGTAATCCATATTCGTTTAATTCGCCACCGTTGATAGGATTGTTATTTGTATCAACTTTGAAGACTGGATCTCCGAAGGTGTCTGCTAAATCTCTTTGTGATGTAATTAAGAAAGGTACTCCTGCGTTTGCTTTGGTAGTTCCTCTTGCTGTACCTGTTCCTGATGCATTTTTCTTGTCTTGTGCAGACACAACAAAAAGCATAGGAGTAGTACCCGGTTCCGCTGGTGTGTAGAAGCTTTCATCAATTACGCTTACTTGTACACCTGGTGATATTAATGCCATTGTATTTTCTCCTGTAATAGTCAACAACTGTTAAAAGTATTTATACGAATTTGACAAAAAATAGATAGAAAACGCTCGATTAAAGGTGGTAAAAAGGTGTGCTAAATACGTTATGCGTCCTTTATGCGAATATTGTAAGATAAAGCCTGCCGCTATCAACTATAAGAAAGCAGGTAAAGTGTATTATAGGAAACAATGTGAATCATGCATTCACAACGGCAAAGGTTATGGAGTACCTGCTTGGTATAAGTCAGGATATAGACAAAAAACAGCTTGTGAAAAATGTGGATTTAAAGGCCAACCAGAGCAGTTTAACGTGTATCATATTGACGGTAAATTAACTAACGTTCATTATAATAATCTAAAAACTATATGTGCTAATTGCCAACGACTTCTGCAGAAGCAAGGCGTAAAGTGGAAGCAAGGCGACCTTGTACCTGACTTTTAAGA